CTAAAATAAATGAAGGAAAACTGTTTTTTTAGTTGCTGTAGGCAAGTCCTCCCATACCCGACATGATGCGGAGAACATTGTAGTTGCGAGCATAGACGCGGACCTTCGCGGTGTTGGTGCCTTCAACAGTGGCGTTGGAGAGCACAAGTTGGAGGGTCGCGTTGTCAATGCGGGACATGTTGCAGGTGCCCGAAGGTTGGTGTTCTTCAGGGCGGAGAGCGAAGGAGTACACATTCACGCCCGTATCAGGAGAGCGGGTGTGGTGTTGGAATGGTTGCACTTGGTCGAAGTAAGTGCCCTCGCGTTCCGAGAAGCGGTCTTGGCCGTTAAGTTGGAGCTTAGCGGTGACCACAGGGTTCTCGCCCCAGCAGTGCATGTCAAGCGAGGTTTCCGCGAGCACGAAAGTAGCCGCGTCACTTTGATTGATGCCCGTGTCAGCAGGGGTTTCCGCGAACATGCCATTCTCGTCAATGAAGCCCACCGAGGCGCCCACACTGGCAGCAGTGCCGAACGCCTTGAGGGAGTTAGGGAGAGCATCCGTGGCGTCGGTGTAGTTGAATGGTTGAGCACCAAGAGCGCTGTAAAGGGGGTTGCCACCAATCAGCGACGAGCAGTAATCAACATGGGCGTCAGGTTGGACCACCCACACGAGTTCCTTGCACGGGTGGTTGAAGTTAAGGCGGACCTTGTTGGCCGAGGAACCAACGGATTCCGCGCCCGTGTATTGAAGTTGCTCAATGAGGTACTCGTGGGGGTTTTGGGCCATGCGGCGGCGCTCGTCGGTGTCGAGGTAGATGTAGTCCACGTAGAGCGACGCCGAGACGAGGGATTGCGAGTAGGCCGCCGACACCTTAACATCGCCCGACGACTCACCGAGTCCGCTGACCGCCCAGAGGCACTCGTCAATGGCGCGAAGGTCAAGGTTGATCTTGACTTCGTGGTATTGAAGGGCAATGAGAGGAAGAGCAAGACCAGGGTTAGAGCAGAACCAGAATTGAAGAGGCACATAGAGGGTGGTCTCAGGAAGGGCGTTGCGAGGAGCGCACACTTGGCGAGGAGCGCTGGAGTCGCAAGGACCATCCACATCCGCGTACGAAGGATCGGTCACGAAAGTGAGTTGGGTGGTGTTGCCAACCATCTTGTTGTAGCCCGCTTCTTGGTTCTTGTCCAGGGTGAGTTGGTTCCAGATGTGCATCCAGTCACCGTATTGCTTCTCAATGCGTTGGCCTCCGATTTCAACTTCCACGTTCTCAATGAGTTGGTGGCCAGGGAAATCGAGCCAGCGAGCGAAAACATCGCCATCCGCGAGAGTTTGACCGATCTCAGGAAGGGTCACTTGAAGGTATGTGCGGTAAGCAAGGTCACCGTTGCGGGAAACCGTGCATGTCACGCGGCGACCGAAATCGGCTTGGCCGTTGAAAGTTTGCTCAATGGATTCCATCGCGAAGTTAGTGTGGCGGCGATAAGTCACCTTCCAGAACGTGATTTGTGGGTTGCCCGTAAGATAAACATCTTGGGCGCCGTAAGCTACAAGTTGCATCAGTCCTCCTCCCATGGTTTTTTTTTATACATTACTAAAAGAAAAAAAAATGAAATTATTGAATTAATTCATTTTAAAATACTTTTGAATAAACTTTTCGAGATATTTTTCTTCGTATGCCTGCATTTCCTTACCTTTATGCTTTGAAAATATATACATATCTCCCTTCTTTTTAACACGCCATCCGTCTTCAATTGCGTTCATAATAAAGACACATTTGCTCCATTCTTTGGCGGTATATTTAGTTAAATCAATATTCATTATTAATAGAGATGATTAAAAATATAAATAATGGACATAAATTAGTTTAAATGCATCAAAATAAACATACAGTCGATCAAATGTACTCGAATCAAGTGACTTCATTTGAAAAGAAAGAGCAGAACATTATTTTAAAATGCAAAATGAAAATACGAGAATACACTGCTAAACAAAAAGAAGAATCGAATGAAGAAAAAAAACGAAACATACAAGAAAAAATAGATCGTTTGAGTCAGAAAATCAAATCATGCGAACAAAAAATAAATAGTTATTTATTGGAGAATTACAACGATTTGTTTCAATATTTTGAGATAAAAAAGGATATTGAGCAAGACAATAATCCCAAAAAAATGATTCATCAGTTTTTCAATAAACAAAAGAGCAATGAAATGATGAATCAAAACGAATACAATCACTGTATTGAAACTTATATGCGTAAAAATAACTTTGATGTGTACCACAAATTATATTTACATCCCGATGAGGATGAACAATTGTGTTCCAAATGCAACAAAGGAGAAATGATTCAATCCGCAAGTGATGGCGTTTTGATTTGCAACCATTGTCATGTATGTGTTAAATACTTAATACACAATGATAAACCTACTTATAAAGAACCACCGAAGGAAATTTCTTTTTATGCGTATCGTCGAATCAACCATTTCAAGGAAATTTTGTCTCAATTTCAGGCAAAAGAAACGACAGACATTCCCAGCGAAGTGATTGAAAACATCAAGCAGCAAATTAAAAAAGAAAGAATTCACTTAAATACACTCACAAATAGAAAGACAAAAGAAATTCTGAAAAAATTAGGATACAACAAATATTATGAACACATTACTTTTATAAAGGATAAACTTGGGATCAAGCCACCGATTATGACGCCACAGTTGGAGGAAACTCTATGTAATCTATTTATTGATATTCAAGTACCTTATGCCAAATTCTGTCCAATTGATCGGGTTAATTTTTTGAATTACTATTATACCTTGTATAAATTATGCGAGTTGTTGGGTGAAACAAAATACTTACCACACTTTCCAATGCTCAAGGAGCAAAAAAAGATTGAACAAGATGAAATATGGAAAAAAATATGTATGGAACTAAAATGGGACTTTATACCGACATTATAAATACTTTTTATCATTATATATCCTAAATGTCCTTCGATACATACTATATTAACATGGAAACCTCCCATCATCGTCGAAAAGATTTGATTTCTGAATTACAAAAAACAAATCTTTCATTTGAACGATTCCCGGGAATCAATGGAAACATGCTTACTAAATCCGTTTTAGAAACCACTTACAAACAACATTTGATTATGGACTGGGCTCTTCATTTATGTACAAAAAAAACAATAGGGTGCGGTCTATCTCATTTGATGTTATATCAATACATTCATAATAAAAAAGACAAATCACCTTATGCATTGATATTAGAAGATGATGTGTATGTTGCCGAACCGGAAAAAGATTATACCAAAGAAATAAATAATTTGATTGAATCTTACACTATTATGTATCCCGACTGGGAAATAATACGGCTTCATTCATTTTTTTGGGGACTAGGTTCCAATGCAGCCTATATTATACGAACAACCCACATGGATAAGTTCTTAAATATGAAATTATTCTATCATATTGATGTTCAACAAAATCTCGAATTTAAAATATACAGCACCAACAAATATTTTAATACCCTCGACTACAAAAAGGAATACGGTGGATGGTACGATATTTATTTTGACAACCAAAAATTGGGGTTTTATCTACACAATCATGCTTTTCCATTTATGAGTCACATTGTATATTTTTATCACCTCTTTTATGTTTCATTATTTCTTCTAATTTATATCATCATAAATTATTTAAAAACAAACTATCAACGACTTTTTTCGCGAAGGCACCGTCGCTCGGAAAGTGAATACCTGCTTTAACACGAACCATATCACATTTCCGTGCCAATGATTCTAGTTGATCTTTATGATTCGGATGTTTTTGAGAGAGAACTTTTGCTAAATAATACGCTTGAAATGCATGTCCAGCTGGATAAGAGGGTGTATTGGAAGTATTTGAATTCAGGACATGCAATGTTTCATCGATTTGTTTTGGTCGAGCACGATTTATACTATATTTTAACAATAAAATAATGGGATTTATGGTATGTATCATGGCATTCAACTCACTTATACTATACATGTCCATAAACTCTGCAAATACCACACTTACACTTTTATCCGTTTTATAAAAAAAAAATTCATCGGATGATGTACGCATATCAACCAATCTTGCTACTTCTTTTACCTCATCTTTGTTCCTTGGATATAAATACAAACTAGGAAGACAAGATATATACCGTGGTGGACTCGCCCATAAAATACACAAATAAAATACACAGAAAACGACAAAATAATTTAATATCATTATAAATATCTTATGATATTAATTTAAAGTTCAATGATTTAAAACCCACCTGGGAATCGTACAAGATTTGCACCAATACCAAAGCCGGCACCCATGCGAGCATTTTCTCCCATAGAGGGTACATAAGTGTCAAGGATGGAGAATGTGGCTGCCGCGGTCAGAGCAATGAGACCGATTTCGGATACCTTCAGGGATGCTTTTGGAATCGCGTAGCAAGCAATCGCCACCATAAGACCTTCGACAAGATATTTAATCACACGCTTCAATACTTCTTGGAAATTCAAGTTCATTTTAAAATTATAATATATAATAAGAAAAAAAAATATAAATACATGAAGAATTAAACTATATTAATGACTTCTAAAATTGATTTGCTAGATGAAGATAAACCTATCGCAGAACAACGATTTGCTTGTTTGTCTTTTGTGTCACCAGAAAAAATAATTAAACAAAAAGATATTTTTTGTTTTCAAGAATTTACTAAACAATATCATTTCAATAAAACGGCTGAACTTTTGACAAAGTATTCCAACTTTTTGTCTTTTAAATATGGTCTCAATCAAGAGGATGTATCCGAAGACCTGAAGCAATTTAATGAAGGTGAAAAGGAAGAAATGCGTAATAATGTACAAGAAGAATACGATCAATTTTTAGATAAAAACGAGACTACATTAGATGAAGATTACGCAAAGGAGAACGGCTTTCAAACATCGGTTCGCGGCATTAAGGTACGAGGCGTGTTTCCAACTCAACAAGAGGCGGAAATGCGATGTAAAATGTTGCGTGAATATGATCCAAATCATGATGTGTATGTTGGTCCCGTTGGTGTTTGGGTACCTTTCCATCCGGACGCATACAAGACAGGCAAAGTGGAATATCTGGAAAAGGAGCTAAACGAGTTGATGCACGAGAAAAATGCAAACGAAGAAAAAGCGAAACAAGCCTTTGATGCTCGTGTGAAAGAATCTAAACTGAAAGCAATTGATGAAAATATGAAAAAGGCCGAAGAACATGGAAACAAACTTACGCAAACAATCAATGATAAAGGAGAGTTGGTTAGCATTGAAAATATGAGTTCTACAGAAAAGCATCTTGGTGTCGATGCCACTATGGAAGACATTCAAAACGAGTTATTTGAGGGCGATAACATTGTGACTTCCATGACCGATCATGGTTTGAGTGAATTGACACAAGTGAAAGAAAATGCTAAAAAAAGCGATTAAAAATTGAAATAAAAATATATTCTGTTTATTCTTCAATTCAATGCCGTCTTCTTTGAAAAAACAAAAATGCAAACATTGTGCGAAAAAAGTGTTGATCTGTTTCACTTGTTCCAGTTGTGACCATAACTTTTGTATACAACATAAAATGCCTGAATATCACGAATGTGTAAGTAATTATAAAAATAAAGATGATTTAATCATGGAAAAGTTACAGCCTGTGAAAGTGGATAAAATATAATACTAATGTAAATGACCACTAGTATTGTATTCAATGAATTGTCTTGTAATGATATATCGAACGCAACTTTTCGAAATGGCATTACTTTAAGTGATCCTGTAACGGATCAAGAGAGATATACATATTATCCGCAATTAGTGGATCCAACCGAGCCACAAACGAGCTTACAGCGACTGCGAGTGTTGAAGGATCGAAATACGGGAGACCAAGTCGTTACCCCAGTAATTGAAGGACGAAGCAATGGCGATCAAGTTCCATATGGAGGATTGAATCCAACTTACAAAGAATACAAAATACGAAGAAAAGCAGAAGTCTTAAAATCTAAAAATGAGTATCGAACATCCACGAACAAAAAATACGCATACGCATCTAAATTTGGAAAAGTATCCAATTCGAGAATTAAAGCACTCCGAGCGTCTCAAAATTGTGGTCTGAATAACTTTAAATTCGCACAGAAACCGGCAATCAATTCAGGAGTCCATGGCGATAACACCATATTGTATCTGAATCCAAATGTGACTTTTTTCCCTAATCTTTAAAGATAACATGCTTCTTCCGACGACGACTTTGGCATTAAACAGTCATCCATTTTTTTATACACATCGCTAGATGTACATACATCACCCACATAGGCATTTACACAATGACGCATGTTATCATCCGTACCAATGTAACAATAACCATCTTCATTTACCATTTGCGTTTTGCTATAGGATTGTTTTATTTTATCATCATTTGATGCTTTCGATGGTTCCGTTGTTTTCTCTTCAACGATTGTTTTTTCTTTCTTTTTTTTTAGTTCTTTTAACTCTTGCTCTAATGCTTGAGTTTTTTTCTTTTCTTCGGTCACTTTTGATTCTAAATTCTTTTTTTCCTTTTCCAATGTATCATCTTTAAAATACTTCATGAAGAAATCCCTTATTTTTTCTTGAAATACAATGATGGCAATAGACAGAATGATCAACAACAACAATACAATCAAAAAAGGATTTATGGAAAAAGAAGTAGGCGGTGGTAATGAAGGCAATGTGACATTTGTATTTTTATTCACATTATTTCGTGGTACCGAACGAGGAAAATCTCGCTCGAAATCATAAATATTTTTGTTGAATTTTACATCGTTATTCTTATTTATTTTATACACTTCTTTTACTGTTTCTTGAATTGTATTTTTCATGACTATATACTACTATTACAAATTATTATAAATATTTTTATACAAATCCATTTTTTTATCCTGAGGGCTCTTTTTTTCTTCTTCGTCATGAGCCGTTTCATTTTTTTTGATTTGTTCAAAAATAATCTCAATATTTTTTTCCAAATTTTGCAACGAACGTTTGTCTTTTAGTACTTCAATGGATGTGTCAATATTTCGTGCAAGCAGTAGCAGTTCAATGGAGTGATACAATATATGGATACGACTTCGATTACAAGTATAGTTGTATCGAATAACAAATAACTCAAAAAGTGTATGTACGATAGTTTGAATCGAGACATGTTGTTTGCTCATTTTCAAAATCACATCCCAAATGATCCAAATAATGTTTTGAGAAAGATTTACATTTTTATTTACATATATACTTCGTGGAGCACATAGAATGATACGCTTTTTTTTCCTACATAATATATCGTATTGTATAATCCAGTTCACCCAAAAGTGTATATCTGTTTTCTGTTTTGTTTCCTTTAAATGATAGATGAGTTCATTAAAAGGTATTATATATTCTTTTGGATCATGGGGTTTATAAATGGTTTCAACAAAGGATACATTAGGGGCCTTCAAATTTTCATAAAGATTCTCAATTTTAAAATCAAATTTATATTTTAAGTCATCCAATATAGTGAATTTTTGAGAGTTGCATAATACCAAAGCAATAGAACAAAACAGCATACGTGCTTTTGGATTATTGCGCAGTTCTAAATCATTATTTTGTTGTAAAGCAAGTAATTTGAAGTCGCTAAATTTTTTGGAAATATAAAGAGGCAATTTAGGGTTATAAATATGTATATACTTACTCATTAATGAAAAAAATACATTCCACAGTTCAATAATCATGTTCGAACACAACATTTCACAAGCAAAAAAAAACGATTCCTCTACTTTACCATAATAAAGAGACAATGTTAATTTTTTTGATATTTCTCTCTTTTTATAATTTGAAAACGTGTAAGTTTTAAATACTTGTCGTTTATCTTGAATCAAAATCATATATATGTGAAGGAGAGTTTTAATTTGACGAGTTAATCGTAAAGCGAAAAAATATACTTCAAATATATATGAACATTTACGAAATAATCATTTTTGGTTTGCTATTCATCTATGTTGGTATCAAAATCAAAGAAAAGTATACCAAAGAATCATTTCATTCCAATATGAATCATTACAAAAATGCCAAAACCTATGAAGACATATATGATGATTTCTATTCTTTTATTTATGATGATTTGTTTTACCAAAAGAAATATTATCTACATATTTGTAATGTATTATTGAAATATCAAAACAATGTATATAATAATCATTTATGTATTGGCATTAAACATGGAGGTCACATAAATCAATTATTAAAGAAAAATATGAAAACTACATCAATCAGTCGATCTCCGGCAACGATTCGACTATGTAAATACAAATATAGAGATAACGATTATCAATATTTTCCCAATGTGGAATCAAATGCTTATATTTTTGATGACCACACCTTTACACATATATCTTTATTAGACAATGAGTTGTATTACACAAAAAATTTACATGGATTGTTGTACAATTGTAGTAAGTGGATCATTCTCAAAGGATATATCTTGATACAATGCTACGCCAATAAAGAAAGTTTGAAAAATTCTTTTTTGAAAATTGGAGAAAACAGTACACTTCGTTTTCACAATCCATACACACACTCGTTCAAAGAATCAAACCACGATAATTCCTTGATACTAACAGAATCATTGAAAGATCACAATAAAGAAAGAAAGAACCTCCATACTTTGTATTATTATTCTCCGGATGCGATTCAATCTATTGCAAATGAATATGATTTTAAAGTAAGAGAAAACTATTTAATATCGAAACATGAAAGCATACTTGTGTTACAAAAGTTATAGATGATTATCGTTTATATTGACCAATATATACAAACGAATCTAAAACATAGATAACAAATATACCTAAAAAACAATAGAGGACAACTTCTTCATTTTTTTGATTTGTTTTTATTTCCTGTTGTTCTTCAAACATTTGAATAATATAATTTAGTTTCGATAAAAGTTCGTTGTTGCTGTAACTAGAACCTTTTGGAACAATAGCATTGGTGTTTATATTATTGCTTATTAAGAAATCTGTATTCATTTTTTCATTTTTATACAAATTTCTATTGTGCGCTTCTTCTGCAATTTTTGATTTTAAATCTTGTTTCATTTCATTTTGATAATAATCACTCAAAATATCTTGATTTTCTTCTTTTAATTGAGAGGATGCGTTTTCATGAATTTTTTGGATTTCTTCTTCTTTTGGCTGTGCCATTTGTTTTAGAATGTTCAAACTGAGTTTGTCTTTTTGTGCATCTTTCCTTTTTTTTT